AACTCAAGCACAAATGCAAAAACTATATTGAGTTCAGGTACAAACTTTAACAATAGAGGCACAATCCAAATACAAGCAGAAGAATTTCCTGGGCCAATTGATAGTGTTTCTATCAGCACATTTACAGAAGACAATCCTTCAAGTGGTATTTTCATATCATCCACAGTTGATGCTCAACCGGCTATAAATGGAAACTCCGCTTTGCACACAGCGGCATATTATTTGAGTAGTGCTGTTGGTGATATTGTTGTTCAAGGAACATTAGATACCAATGCAGGAACAAGCAACTGGAGTGACATAGATACATTTACAGCCTCGTCAAGTGACAGTTTGGTATACAGAAACTTCAATGGCGTGTTCAGTCATTTAAGATTTAAACACACACTCACATCTGGTAGCATAACCAAAATCCTCGTTCGAAACTAATTGACTTTTTAACCAAAAGGTTATAATATAAACACATGAATATTGTGTTTGATGCATTACAAGTTTACTTGCCTGCAAAACGCAAACAAACTCCTAGTGGATGGTTGGCTTTCAATGCTCCTTGTTGTGAGCATAATGGTACAACTCCGGACACAAGACAAAGAGGCGGTTTGATTGCAAATGCAGATGAAGGTGTAAGTTTCCATTGCTTCAATTGTGGCTTTAAAACAAGTTGGAGGAATGGGCGTAATCTATCTTTTAAAATGAAAAAATTTATGAGATGGTTGAACGTTCCTGATGATACAATAACAAAACTAGCACTACAAGTTCTACAAACGAAAACTGATAGCACAGGTCACAAAACATTTATCACACTTCCTAAATTTGTATCCAAAGAGTTACCACCCAAGTCAAAGCCTATACATGAATGGGCAGACTACAAAGCATTGGAACCAGGCGGAATAGACAAAGACTTGTTCAAAGTTTTAGAATACATTGCCGCAAGGAAATTGAATCTTAATGACTATGATTTCTATTGGACACCAGAAGCAGGATACAGAGATAGATTAATTATTCCTTTTTATTATAGAGAGAAAGTAGTAGGATACACAGCAAGGAAAGTTGTTGAGAGCAAAGTAAAATACTTGTCAGAGCAACAACCAGGATATGTTTTCAACATAGATGAACAAACAGATGACAGAAAATATGTGGTGGCTGTAGAAGGTCCTATTGATGCCATTGCAATAGATGGCGTTGCCTTACTAGGAAGCGAAATCAAAGAACAGCAGACTGCGTTGCTAAACAGCCTTGGTAAACACGTGATAGTTGTTCCAGATAGAGATGAAGCAGGACAAAAATTAGTGTATGATGCCATGGAGGCTGGCTGGAGTGTTAGTATGCCTGATTGGAGTCAGGATATTGGAGATGCAAATGACGCCGTGCGTAAATATGGTAGATTGCACACATTGTATTCAATAGTGAAGAATGCTGAGGAATCACAACTAAAAATTAAACTGAGGATGAAGAAATGGTTTACGTAAAGAAGATATTCTCTTTTATTTTTTACCCTATAATCAAACTTATAGATCACATAAAATACAAGAAGAAAATTAAAGAACTACAAAAAAGAGATCCGTTTATATACAAATGATAGTATGGGGAGTAACAGGTAACAATCATGACGCCAGTCTGGCAGTCATGGAATGGAGAGTACACGGCTTAACCGACCACTATCATCTAAATCTTAAATGGGCGGGTATGTCTAAGGACTTTAGCAACATACCTGGCGATCCTACTTTGTGTCCTAAAATGATGGCACACGTAAGAGCAAATCCAAAATGGGCCTACCCTGCAAAAATTTATTTTTATGAAAAACCTTTCAAAAAAACTTTGCGACAATTAAAATCAGGGCAAGGATGGAAATGGAAAGAAAATAATATTAAAAAGTTTTTGGCTAAATCAGGAGTGCATAACATTCCAATAGAATATGTGGACCATCATCACAGTCATGCGGCATATGGTTATTACAGTTCACCGTTCAAAGATGCCGCAGTCGTTGTGTTAGATAGCATTGGAGAGTTTGAAACATTTACAATATGGCACGGACACAATAACAGTCTTAAAAAAGTTTATTCGCAAGGATATCCACACAGCATCGGATTATTTTATTCAGCAATGACACAAAGAGTCGGACTTCAAGCAAATGCAGAGGAACATAAATTTGAACAACTTGCTAAAAAAGGTTATTGGAGAAAAAATTATAGATTGTTTATGGAAGAACTTGTCGATAAAAGATTTCCATTCAAAACACATTTTAATTTCCATAGAGGTTGCAATTGGTGGAGACCTGAATTAAATTCCGAACAAGACAAAGCCGACATAGCCGCAACTACACAACATATTTTTGAACAGGTATTAATGTGTGCTAGTTCATGGATACAGATGCATATCAAAACATCAAATATTGTTTTGGTAGGTGGCTGTGCTTTGAACAAAACAGCACGTACCAAATTAGAATCTGTTTGGGATGACATATGGGTTCCGAAAAATCCTGGAGACCCTGGTAGTTGTATAGGAGCAGTTGCCGCCAAATACAATAGACACATTGACAATTCAAATGAAATGTGGTATAATAAGGAAGATGGCAAAACAGAATAAAGATTATGGTTATGACATCCAGAAGTTGTATCTGGAGATGATGTTAGCAAACGCAGAAACGTTTGTGCGTTGTCAGTCTATATTTGATTTTTCGTTGTTCGATAGAAAACTGCAAGACACAGCACAATTTGTTAACAAGTATGTAACTGAATACAATACTCTTCCGACATATGAGATGGTTAACAAATCTTGTAACGTAGATTTAAAACAAACTGAACAATTAACTGAAGAACATTTTGACTGGCTGTTGAATGACTTTGAAACTTTTGTAAGACATAAAAGTTTAGAAAGAGCAATATTGAAATCGGCAGATATGCTTGAAAAAGGTGAATATGGTCCAGTTGAAGATTTGGTCAAGAAGGCAGTACAGATAGGATTACACAAAGACTTAGGCACAGATTATTTTGATGATCCGAAACAAAGATTAATGGGACTTAAAAATCAGAATGGTCAGGTAAGCACTGGTTGGACAACATTAGATAAAAGATTGTTCGGTGGATTCAACAAAGGTGAACTTAATATATTTGCTGGTGGTTCTGGTGCAGGTAAATCTTTATTCTTGGCTAACATGGGTTGTAATTGGGTGCTCAATGGTATGAACGTTGCGTATATCACTTTTGAATTGAGCGAGCCGTTAGTTAGTATGAGGATTGATTCTATGTTGACTGACATTCCTACAAAAGAAATTTTTAAAGACTTAGATGGTGTTGAGATGAAAGTTAAATTGCTTGGTAAAAAAGCAGGTAAGTTCCAAATAAAATATATGCCAAGTGGTAAAACAGCAAATGACTTGAGAAGTTATATTAAAGAATATGAAATTAAAACAGGCACAAAGTTAGATGTCATACTTGTTGATTATTTAGATTTAATGATGCCTATCAATAAAAAAGTAAGTCCAAGTGATTTATTTGTTAAGGATAAATTTGTATCTGAAGAATTAAGAAATTTGGCTATGGAGTTAAATGTAATATTTGTCACAGCATCACAGTTGAACAGAGGTGCAGTTGAAGAAATAGAATTTGATCATTCGCACATAGCAGGCGGTTTGAGTAAGATACAAACTGCTGACAACGTGTTTGGTATATTCACAAGTAGAGCAATGAGAGAACGTGGCAGATATCAAATACAACTTATGAAGACTAGAAGTTCAAGTGGTGTAGGCATGAAGATTGATTTGGAGTTTGACGTAGACAGTTTAAGAATAAGAGACCTTGCAGAAGATTCTGAATATCAAGAATTTGATAAACGTAAAAGCACAATATACAATTCACTCAAGAAGACTTCAACAGTCACAGATGACACAGACCCTAAGGCACTTACTCCCCCAGATCCAACAAAAGGTGACACAGTAGGCAGAATAAAAACTGATACAGATGGAACTAAATTGAGAGAATTCTTAAAGGATCTTGGAGAAGATGGATAAAGACTACAATAGAATTATACTTCCAAAAAGTTTAGATAAAGGCACTTCATACAGAACTGCTGTATGGGTAGCCAATTCAATATTTGCTAGAACGGGTATACCTGTAGTTTATGGACACACCGATGAACAAAAAGAATTTAAAGAAGGTGATTTGGTGATACTTGGTGGAGTTGGTGGACATGATACCGGAGCAAGACTGCATCAAATTCTTAATGAACGTAAAATAGATTATTTTAATGTTGAAAAAGGTTATTGTAATTGGTGGAAACCTAAATTTTGGAGACTTACATTTAACGAAAATCAAATAACTGAAATAAAAGGACAATGGGATAATAAAAGATTCACAGCATTCAATATGCCTATGCGTCCTATGAAGAAAGATGGAGAACAAGTTTATATTGTTGCCCCAAGCCAGAATGGATTTGACATAT